AGTACGATATGTCAAGTCCACATCTGCTCTGACTGTTTGCCCTGTTGTTCTATTTTCGACAAATGTAGGATAATAAGTTGTAGTTAAGCCGTTAGTATCTAAAATATCAACAGTATTTGCTGTATTTGCATATGTGGCATTTGCTACAAAGCCACTGACATTAGCACCTTGAACGTTGCTAATATTTCCACCTTCACCTAATATATTTGTAAAGGTTCCTCTTGTTGCACTTACATTACCTGCACTTAGGTTACCACTTACATTTGCAGTCCCAAATATGTTTGCACCGGTGCTAGTAACAACTAATACATTATTTGTGCCACCAACAGAAACACTGACATTACTATTGGCATTAACAACAATGTTACTATTACCATTTTCAATCGATGACCCGTTTGCTGTATTAGTGCCAGTAACTATTAACTGTCCACCTTGAGGGTTTGTTAGTATTAATGCATTTGCATTTGCTTGCATCGTGGCAGCACCTAAATATATTGTGCTGTTTGCAAGATAGATATCTTTGAACCTATTAGTATTATTACCTAAGTCATATGTAATGTTTGCGTTAGGTGTAATGTTGCCACCTACCACCAACCCAGTTAATGTGCCTAAACTTGTTATATTTGGCTGGCTTGCATCAACAACAGTATTTGCTGTTACAGCATGTGTAGCGTTTGAAATGTTACCGGTAATATTACCGGTTATATTGGCGCCAGGTATATTTGTCAGCCCTGCCGCATTACCATAAAATGCGCCTGTGTTAGCAATAAGATTGGGTGCAGTAATATTACCACTTACATTTAAACTTGTTAACGTACCTACGTTAGTGATATTAGGTTGATTTGCAGTTGTTAATGTGCCACCTAATGTTGTGCCACTTATATCTGTAGCACTGACGTTTCCTGCTGAAATATTGCCGGTAACACTTAAACTTGTTAGTGTACCAACACTTGTAATATTTGGTTGAGCATTAGTTGTTAATGTACCGGTCACATAATTCGCAACTGCTAAATTACCTAAATTTGCATTACCAGAACTTAAGTTACCTGTAATTGATAAACTTGTTAGTGTGCCAACGCTTGTAATATTTGGTTGAGCATTATCAACAACCGTATTGGCTGTAGATGCATGTGTTGCGTTCGCTACAGTGCCAGTTACATTTGCGCCATTGATGTTAGTTAGATTGGCTCCGCTGCCAATAAAATAATTTGCTACTACAGCATTACCTAAATTAGCATTGCCTGACAGTATATTACCGGTAACATCTAAACTCGTAAGTGTGCCGACACTCGTTATGTTTGGCTGGGCGTTTGTTGTCAGTGTGCCAGTTAATAAACTTGCACCAATCGTACCCGCATTCGCATATACATTCCCTGCAACAACATTACCATTGGCTATAACATTAGCGTTAGATAATATATTTTGACCCGTTATATTTCCAGTGGCTGTAATTTGAAGGTTAGCATTTAAGTTGCCACCTATAATATTACCTGTTGCACCAATGCTACCGCTTGTTCCTAAATTGCCAACGTTAGCATTACCTTGTACACCTAATGTACCTGTTATATTAGCATTCGTTGATACTGTTAAATTTCCCGCTGTGCTTAAATTACCAGCAGAAAAGTTTGTTGTTATTGTTGCATTATTAGCATTAAGATTTCCAACGTTAGCATTAGATGTTACAAATAAATTGTTAGATGATGTTAGAGCAATATTAGCATTGACATAGTTGGCAGTTAATGTACCATCAATAGTGATATCTGTGACATTGGCAATGTTTGATGGTAAATCAATTGTAAGAATCTGTGAAGATGATGTTAATGACGCATATGTAGCAACGTTGTTACCAGTACCAATACCGATACCTAACGTACTAGTTTCTACTTGGACGCAAGCAATATTAGCAGTAACTATAACATTACCGGTAGGACTGTTTACAGTAATACCTGCCCCGGGTGTTTTGTTAATAGAAGAAACTGCTTGATCTGCTAATCCCGCAAATACTTCCGTGAAGTTTTCTTGTACTTTTTGAAATGCGGATCTTATCGCATCTGCGCTTGGGTCATCTGGAAAAGAACCAAAGTCAATATTTCGTTGTGCCATGTCTAATCACCTTATTTTGTATTTATCGTTTTTTCTTAAAGGCGTTAGCCAAAAAAATACCCGGTATTACCGGGTATTTGAAAAGAGACATAAAATTGTTATTTTATGCCGCTGAGTGCCTTCCATTCAGCCAACGGATCAGCACCCTCTTTGATATTCGTTCTCGCTTCATCCCCAGCAAGTACAGGAACAGTCTGTTGTCCTGTAGATTTCTTCTTGTTTAGACCGCTTGAAATCACATTCATCATAAAATCAATGTCTGCTTCGAATGTTTCTTCTCTGAATTCTTCTATAGTCTGTCCTGCATCATTAGCCCATTCAGTAAGATTTTCACTACCTTCGTTCATACTTTTCATAGCAAGTGCTTTATCTTCTTCTGCTTCGGCATTCTCATCAGCAGTAGTTTCTGCGGCATCACTGTCAGGTGGATTTGCTTCTGCTACTTCCTGCTTCTGTGACATACCTGCTAATTCACGTAATTTTTCAATGTCTGTCTCTGCAACTTGCTCAAGTCTTTGGTCGTCTGTTTCTACTTCATCGACCATTTCTTGGCTCTCGTCGCACTCACAGTCTGCTTGACCACATGCTTCACATGTATCGTCATGACCGTGATCGTGTTCATCATCGTGTCCTTCTTCGCTCTCGTAGTCTTGGACTTCTGAACCCTGCTCCATGCCGGCTATTTTCTTCATTAGTCCCATCATACCGTCATGATCACCAACTACTTTAATACCACCATGGTCTACACTTGAGTCACCTTCTGGTGCACCATAGTTACTTGCAGGACCACCATCACCAAACAAACCTAAACCTGCTTGTTTGATAAAACTTAATAACTGTTCTGCTTCTCCGTCTTGTGCTGAAACACTAACGGTATCTGGCATACCTTGTTGACCTTTACTGATAGAAACACTCATTCCTTCAGTTACTTCTTCACTCTCTGTCAACAATGCGCTTAATTGATTGTCTAATGATTCAAATGCAAACTCATCAATCTTTGCGCTATAATCTGAACGATCCGTAAATGTTTTACCACCTACTGAGAACTTGTCGCCCTTATCTGTTTTCGCAAGTGCAGCGGTGAAAGCATTGCCTTCTTCCATATCTGCTTCCATTGCAGGTTGTGCGGCTGCTTGACTTGCCATACCACCTGTTGTTGCTGGTGGGGTCGCTGGTGCACCGGGAACTCCTGTCTCACCAACTAAGCCTTGCACTGGCATCATGCCATAGCATTCGTCAAGACCTTCTTTGAAGCCGTCGTGATAGCAACGTGCTTCTTCTACATCTTCGTAACGGCAATTATAACCTTCTTTGGCAAGAGCATGTGACTTACCAAGAAGTCTTGCGGCTGTGTGCTTATGCATACTTTCATTTACCTTCTTCTTATCTGATTTAGCATCTTTAGCAGCCTTCTTCATTGTTTCTTTCTTGTTGCCATCTTTATCTAAATCGATATAATCTGGCTTTGCTGCCTCGTCTACTTTTTCCATATCTTTGGTAACTTTCTTACCTTCTTTCTCAGCCTTATGATCTTTCTTCATAGCCTTTGGATCTTCTTTAGCCTTCTTTGCTTCAAGTGTAGTTTGACTACGACCTGCACCTAATCCAGCACCCATATCTACTTGATCACTAGGAATATCTGCTTCGTTCATCTTGCCTAATGTTTTAGCAAGTTGTGCTTGCTTTTCTGTCTTTGCAGGATAATCATCTTTATTTGCTAATACTTTTTTAGCAAATGCAGAAGTACTCATACCGTGTGATTTTGCTTTCTTAGTAAAGGCGCCTGGATGCTTGATTGCTTTCTTAATCCACTTACCATCACCTTCTTCAGCCATATCTTCACGACCGGTCATTGTAACTTCGCCTTTTGCTACTGAACCTTGCAATGCTTTAATTTTGTCAGCGGGACCAGTCGCTACAACTTTATTGCTTGCAGGATCAACTAATTGACTTGCGCCTGGCAATGGCTTGACAGCAAGAGATTGACCTGGTGCGGCTTCTTCAAGCATTTTCTTATCCATTGCTTCAAACCAATCTTTAAGAGTATGCTTCTTAGAAGGAAGTTTATCTAACTCTTTACTTTTCTTTGGCTTGTTACCGATCATGAAGTCTTGCATCTTCTTAGCGTTATCATACTTCTTGACTTCACCTGAATCATCGGCGCCTTTCTTAGGACGACCACGACCGCGCTTTGCTGCTGGCTCTTTTTTATCGTCTTTCTTTTCTTCACCTTCTTCATCGGTGTCGAACTTACGACCATATCCACCTGGCTCAGCAGTATGCTTACGACCAGTTGGAGTCTCTTTAGTTGCTTCACTAAGAAGGCTAAGTTTGTCTAACATGTCTTTAAAATTCATTTTGTTGGTCCTCTAAATTAAGCCATTGCGCCAGTCTTTGGCTTAGGCGGTCTTGAAATCTTACTCATTGGGCTATCTGGAAAACTCTTGTCATCCATATAAGGTTTGAATGGATCAAACGCATTAGGTGTTTTCTTACCATCAAATTGCATCTTCATCTTACTGTCTTTAGTTTGATTCTTAATGCTCTTTAAGTATGAATCACCATATGCCTTATTTGCTTCTTTTGCGCCTGCTTCCTGTTCTAACTTTTCATGTGTTAATACAGGAGTATGGCTCATTTGATTTTCATAACCTTCAACTTCTTTATTGATACTATCATTATACTTAGTATCAACGACACGCACCATATCTACATTGTAACCTAATAACTGAGCCATCTGCTGAATCATTGGTTCTGTAGCGGGGTATCTAAAGTTAGCCTTAATGATTGTAATGGGTTGATTTGAAACGTTTGGGAAACCGTATGGGTCTTTCTGAATAGGAGTTGTTGTAGGCTCGCTAATCTCAATAGGGTCAAATTTCTTCAAATTGTATTTGAACATATCTAACCAGTTCTTATCAACTTCACCAGCAATTTTAATGGTGTAGTTATAAGTCTTAATGCTTTCTGTAATATATTGTTTCAGACTTTTCATAATAGATTCCCGTGTCTAATATTTATCATTATTCCTGATTTTTACTGTTCAGGATTTTTAGTAATTCGTTGCGATCTAACGCTTGACCTGCCCCTAAAGGAACATTGTCTATTTCTTTTTCTTTATCCGCTGATTTAGCATCTAATGTTGCCTTCTTTAACTGAAGTTCTATCATCTTTAACTTCTTATTAAGTTTAGCGGTTTTTGCTGTGATTGCATGACCTAACATAGTACCTGCAACCCCGAATATTTCTGCACTAAATCTGCTGTCTACTTGCATACCCAAATCCATCAAATCTTTATAACTTGATGTTGCTAAGTCTGCAAGACCGTCCATCTCATTGTCAGCGGCTTCTAATCCACGAACTTGAGGTAATGCGTTTTCAATCTTTTCTAAGTTTGTATATGCTTCTTTAGTGATTCCCTCTACTAAAGGTGCATTGAGTTCATTAACAGTATTTTCTTCTGCTAATGGCAATTCAAACAACTGTTCAAGTTTCTTAGTCATACAGTATTTATTTACCTTTTCTTACCTTGATAGAAAAGGTCATCTTCTGTTATAACTCTAAACGTGTATCCATGTTGCTTACAATAGGCCATAGCGGCTGCCCATTTAGCATGATTTATGGCTACTACCATTCTGTCTCTTGCACTAGCGACCCTGCTTTCGATAAGACTTTCTTTCTTAGGTTTTATCTCTACAATCTCTGCCATTTTCTTCCCGTACTTGTTTTCGTATACGACAAAAAAATCAGGGATATAGTTTGTGTTTTTACCTGATATAGGATGCTTGTAGGGAATCTTCATGGCTTCACTAGCCCAATATAAAACATTCTTGTGAGTATCACAGAACGTCATAAATGTAAGTTCCCAGCCCGAACGGTATTTAGGATTGTGTTTTCCTATATATTTTTGCGGATTCTTAGGTGTGAATAAACCTTGTGCCCAATTAGCCATTTCATAGAACTACGTTGCGGGCTACACTTTGATTTGGTTTAGGAACTATACCTATACCGTAAAGTGATGTTTTAGATTTGAAACCGTTTAGGTAATAACATAGAGTTTGATTCATCTCTAATTTATTTTTAGAACCTTGTATTGCCTCTAATAATGATATTACAGGTATACCAGATTCTTGCGCTACTCTAAAGAATGCAGCCGTAAAATTTTCTGCAATGTTTTTAGTTTCACACGCCCCTAAAAAGTATGAAAATACTAAGTCGAACTCACTTGCATTGACTTGCAAATCAGTAGAGTAAAAGGAATCAAAAATTCTTACTGTTTGATCCAAATCGGTTCTATTGTCTATTATTTTTCCCATACTATTATTTATCAGCGAATTAAGCGCCGGTTCCCGATTTTGGTGGGGATGTAGTTACATTACCTGCAACAGGTTCTTTACTGATAGTAGTTGGTTTAGTCAATGCTCCAACTGGAGGGGCGCCCGCTGTTCCCAATACGTTTGGCGTTGCGCCTGGTATTGGGAAGTTGAACATAGTATTTCTTGTAGGTGAAGTCAAAGGTGAACCTCTTGGTATACCTCTTAGATATTGAACAAATATCTGTTCTAATTGTGTTCTAACAGTTTGTTGTAGGTTTATATTCTTATTACCATAATATAATCTAGACATGTTGATAACATCAACTAATGTTATTTGATTATTTCTGGCTTTCTCTAAGAAACCACCGATAGCCTCTAATATACCGTTTGGCCCTAATACATTACTATTAGAACCCGGTTTAGCGATAGGGCTAAGTTTTCTGTCATAGTTCTGCTCTAGACCAAATCCCTTAACAATATTACTTGGTGCATTACCGTCAATCGCACCGTAATTATAAACAACTGTTTCATAATCGACAGTCATTTGATTTTGCATAACACCTGCATTTTCCGTGTAGTTATATGTGTCGTGTGAGAATGATGTTATGATTGGATTAATTAAAGTGTATGCTGTAAACTTGTGTTGATAAAAGCCAAATATGTTTATTGTTTTGAAAAATGCAGGTTTTGTTGGAGCCGCGTTTGCTTTGGGAACACGTGTTTCACCTATGTATCCCCAATCATCATTTCCGCTAATAGAATTTATATATTGTGTTCTTACATTATATTGACTGTCGCCACCGGCTACAGCACCTCCCCTTACGCCTCTGAATATATCAACGTCAGGTTTAGTTCCATCTTTGTAATAATATGTATAATATGCTTCCCACAACTTGGTTATAGTGCTACCATTATCGTCATGGAAGTTAATGCTAACAGGATCATATTTTATTTTTGTCTGTACTATTCTTTTACGATTATATTGATTTAATTGTAATGTATTAAAATTATATGCCGGTAGTTTTACGTCTTTGACCAATAAACCAAAGTTTGTACCAGTACCGAGACTAACAGGATAAGCCTCGGTATTGATATCAAAATAAACATGGAATAAAAACTTTAACTTAGGAGCATTCTGATAAAGATTAGTCCTAAAAGTTTTACTTGCGTGAGTGAAGTCCCTAAGGTAATCGTTGCCGAAGAAACCTCCGGCAACGTCCCTAAGAAATGTTTCTAATCTAGAAGCCATTAAATAATCCTAAGATTATCTTAGGCGCCAATACCAGATGCTAGATCGCCTAATGTTCTTCCGATTGCAGAACCAACACCAGATCCTAATGGAGCCTGAACAGCATTATCGTATGCAATTGACAATGCGATTGTAACTGCATCGTTAGTACCATAGTTTAATGTGTTATAGTTTGCTGACTTCAAGAAGCAACCATACAGTTCCCAAGTCTCAAGTACTCTAGGAGCCGCTGTACCGTTACCACCATCAAGAATTTCGATGTTAGTTTGGAACTTGTAATCATTACCTGCCGCGGCTGATGCCTGCTCAACAAAGTCTAATTGTTTCTGCAATTGCTGACCAACAGCCTTTGAAACTGTACCTGAAGCATCATCACGGATGTTAATGCTCATATCAGCCCATGTATGCTTACCTGCCAACTTGATAGTTGAGTTGTAAACTTGTAATGGAATTTCAGCAAATGATAAGTTTGGACGTGAGCAATCAATTACCTGTTTAGTTAATGAAAGACCACCTGTAGCATCTACTCCGAAGTTACTGAAAATAACTCTAAAGCGATACTGTAGTTTTGGCATCAATAAGCCTTGGTTTCCTGTTCCACCGTCGGAACCTGAAACTGACATATTGATTAGTGATTGTGAGGCTACTGCCATTTTTTAATCTCCTGTTATCTTTTATTTATCTGATTTAGATGGGTACCGAAGTACCCATCTTTATCTACTGCTTATAGTTCTCCAGTATTGAATATACGTACTGGGATGTAGATAAACTCAGCAGCCTTGACTGGCTCAATCGCTACGTCAATCCACAATTCATTACGATCTATTCTAGCAGGAGTGTTATTGCTCTCGTCACACACAACCAAGTAGTCATAAACACCACGTTTAGCAACTAGGTCTAAGAACAATGTATCTACAACACCTGAAATCTCAGTTCTTGTCAATGCATCGTTAGGTTCGAATACGAACGGTCTGGCTGCAATTGTCAACTGTCTACGGATATAAGCAACAAGTCTTGCAACGTTGATTCTATCAAGTGCCGATAGACTGTTGAAACTTGACTTATTACCATAGTTCAATAAACCGTTACCAGTGAAGAACACTAGTGGGTTAATGAAGTTAGTGTACAACACATCACGGATTCCAACTCTTGTGCGAGTTGTTACGAATTCGCCGGTCTGTGAATCAACATAACCAATGTTAGTTGCGTTGTCAATTAAACCTCTGCGTGTACCTGCTGGTGCTAACCAAGGATAAGCGATTGTGTCATTTCTTAAGAATGTTCTAATCATCATGTGTGATGGGGGAACTGCTACCAAATTACCATTTGTTGGTTCTGGAGCGATACCACTTGGATAGAACAATCCCATGTATGTGCTACGTGTTACACAACCATCTTCACCTGTGCTTGTTGCACCTGCGGCGTTAGTTGCCCATGCTTGAATTGCAGTAGCATTATCAGGAAGTCTCATTGGTGTATCACCGATGATGAAACCTGTATCACCACGATCTGCATTCAATACAACCATGTTAGGTTGTAGTTCTGGGTAGTTAGGTGTTGCCATCAAGTTGAAGAATTGATCTTCATCACGGATATCAGTATTTGTATCGATTGCTACACGTAATGCTTGAACAACCATTGCTCTCTGAGCCTTACGACCCATGTAAGGAGCACCATTTGATTGTAAGCCTGAAGCACTTACCCATGCATCTCTTTGTGTTGGTAGAGTTGCATCTGGGAATCTGTCGTTATTGAAGTAATTTACAATATACTGTTTAACGTTATATCCTGAACGGCGTGTGTTGAATAACAACATACCGGTTGGGTATAATGTTGGCTCAGGAGCGTCTAAATCTAAGTAGTTGCTTGCTAACAAACTAGCAATACTTGGAATTGGATCGTCTGCTGGATTAGTTGTACCGTTAGGTGCCCAACGTGCGTCAGCAAACAATATACCGCTTGAACCAATGTTATCAGTATTGTCGATTCTTACCCACTTATCTACAGTGTCAACACTCTGCCAACGGAATATCACTGGATAATTTTCAAGGTCTGTAGTGTCGATCCATAGATCACCATATACAAGTGCTGTGCCATCGCTTTGTACTGTAGGCTCGCTTGCACTTACAATAGGACCTGCTGGGTCTGTAGCATTGACTACTGATGTACTTGGGAAACCGTTAAAGTCATAACCTATGTTTTGATAACCATACCAGTCACCATTATAGTTAACCATTATGTCTGCTTGATTTACTACGCTATAGAACCAATTTGTTCCATTAGCAGGGGCAGCAACAGGTGCTCCCTCGTTCGCAGTATAACTTAATGGATACCAGTTACTTAAAAGAGTTGTGTATGGAGCAGGTGAACCAGTACCTGAAATATAACTTACTTCAAGAACCTGACCACCTCCACCAACTGCTGTAACAACTACTGTTAAGTTGTTACCTGGTGTTGAACCGCCAATATCAGTACCGTTAAATGTTACTTCGTCACCAACAGCATAACCTGAACCGCCATTTGGGATAACAGTTGGGTTAACGCTATATGTTTGATACTGGTTTGTTACAGTAATTTGTAAACTTGTACCAACACCTGTTGTTGAAGCCTGTACAGGAGTGTGTGTTATCACTGAGAACGGACCATATTTGACCCCATCTACTGAAGATGTAAATCCTGCGGCTGTCATCAAACCTTGTGATGTTCCTTTACCTGCACCATTTTGTATAATATCATTAACAAGTATAACACCACCCTCAGTGTGTGTTAATTGCAATGCACCAGTGTCGGTTACTGAGCAGGTTGTGAATGGGACACCAGCCGCTGACCAAGCAGTTACGAAATCGTTTGCATCAGTAGTATCTGCTAAATTAAATGTATAAGTTGAAGATAAACTGTTGCTGCCTGGCAATGATACTTGAACTAATGCTACATAAGGACCATTAGTAAAACTAGGCGCTGTGTTATTACCAGTGACTACTGTTGGGCCTTCAGCGATTCTTTGCCATAAGTAAACAGGGCCTTGATCATATTCACCGTTAAAATTATATTGTGCATATACAGTGTTTGCTGGAATTGCTTGACCGCCTGTAGCATCCATTGATGAAATAACTGCCCAATCACTTTGTGAAAGCGTTACTGTCTTAGGTAACCATGCTTTTGTTAAGTCATTCCAAACTGAAACTACTGGTAATAAACCACCGCCTGTGCTGCCAACCTTTACCCATACTGAACCTGTTGGTCTTGGATATG